CTAGCAACTTTGTTAATAAGTTTCTCATGTCCAATTGTTGGTGGATTAAATCTACCAAATGTAAATGCAATTGATTTTCTTGTTGCCTCATTAAAGTTATAACTTTCTGGTAACCCAGCGTCCCTAACTGCTCTTCCAAATTCATTATAATCTATACCAGCATGTTTAGCCGCTGTATTTTTAGCGTCTTTCATACCTTGTTTCATATATTTTATATACAGTTGAATACCAGCTGCCAATCGTGGGGCGTGAATAGTTTTTCTAATTAAAGTTTTCCATGCACTATCAATTGATTCAGTCTTTAAGCTATCAACCTCTGCGTCTGTTACCTTACCATCATCTAATATCGTTTTACATTTTTTAAAGAATTCTGTATAATGGAATTTCTCCAAATACTTATAGACAACATTTTTAGGTAACTTATGAGCTATACCATATTTTTTAATCTCTTCTGGTGTTAAAGGTCTATTAAATAAATCTCTTCTTGCCTGCATAAGTTCATCTCCCATTACGGAAAACTTCTCTATAGCATCCTCTATCTCTTCTAATTTCTCATTAATCTTTTCTTGTAGATTTAAAATATCATTTGGAGATAACTCTTTTAATTCTTCATAGTCAACTATATCTCTTTGTAATTCTCCTTTAACTACATCTATTTCTGCTACTTTCTTTTGAAATTCTGCCTCATATTTTTTAGGATCAAACTCTTGTGCTGGAGGTCTCTTATCAAATTTCTGTTTGAATACATCATAAACTCCTATAGAAGTTGCAAGATGAGCGTCATTTACTTTAGGGTCTGTTTGAACATAATAATTAATCGGGTGTTGCGTACCTGGTACTAACTTACCACTAACTTCTCCTACAGATTGTCTTGCTTCTAAACCAACTGTTTCTCTATCTTTTTCTGGTATGTCTATCAATACATCAATATCTAAATCTGCGTCATTTCTATATCTCTTTCCAAGAATAGAACCTATTAATTTTACTGACACAACAGGACCCCATTTTGAAAAATGCTTTGCACCTGCTTTAATCATATCAAAAACTTTTGGTTTTAATTTTGGATTTTCTGTTTCAGCATTATCAAATACACCAACAGCATATCTACTTCTAGGTACATCTATAATACTTTCGTTAATTAAAAACTCTTTAAACCTCATGTTCTTCTTCTTATCTTTCTTTCGGTTGCCATCCATCTTTTTGCTGTATAACTGGAAATACTTCTACTTAACAATCCTCTAATTACTTTATTCATTTTATTAATTGTAATCGTAGCAAGTTCCCTTTCGTTTGCATTGTTATCAACAACAATAAAATTAGACAGACCAAATAAATTTTGAAACTTACCCATATTACTTTGTACTTGTTCCCATGATTTAGTTGTAGCATATGCTGGTACAGTTCTTTCTCTTTGTTTATTTCTTTCTAAAGCAACATTTAAACTTGTATTAACAAATACCATATAACAATCATAACCTAATTCTTTTAACATTCTTACCTGTGAACTAATCTTACCATAATCCCTTCCTGTACCATCAACAACCATACCCAATCTACCAGCAATAGACAAGTCTAATACTTTACCAATAGTTGCCTTTGCTCTTGCTCTTAACATATTTCTAGTTTCTGTTTCACTATCAGGCATTTTTAAAGATAGATTGTTTTTCTTTAATGCATTTTCAAAAGCGCTGTCTGAATTTATAACTCTTAACCCATGACCAGCAAAAGCACCGTGAGTCACAAAAGTTTTTCCAGAACCTGGACCTCCTGCTAAAAAGAAAGCCTTAAATATATTTTTATCATAAAGACCTTCGTTTAGTTCTACTTCACTTATTTTTCTATATGTTTTCATTGTACTATTTCATCTCCGGTTTTAACATTTGGCCTTGGTTTCTCACAAACTGAACAATCACATTTCTTACACTTGCAATTCATACAAGTTTCGGGACAATGTGCTTCGTGATTACAGTTCTTACAATTTTCCATTTATTTTGATTCCATTTCATCTCTTAATTTTTCCCATTCCTGAGCATATATTTCGTCCTGTTCATTTAGTGGTTCCCATATTTGTCCTCTGAACCACGGACCACCTCTTGTGAAGTGAACATTTTTAGCATCAATATCTGCTGAACTATGTCCATCTAACCAGTTCCATTCTTCTGGTAGATTGCCTATAAGGTCATCAAACTTAAGCTTGTTTGCACGAGCATAGTCTTCAATCCATTCAAATCTATGCAACCATCTTCCTGATTTTGTACTGACATCATCAACAGTAAGACTATTATGTGCTTTATGTCCGCAATTATACATTATTACTGAAGACCAGTTTTTACGATTATAATTGTATTGTTCATTACCATACATTTTATGGGTTTCGTTTGACGCTTGGGTATGATTATGTTTAATACAATACATGGCATATTTTGGGTCATTATATTTTTCAAATAACTCTAAAGGATCACTTCTAAAATACATATCACAGTCCATAAACACTGCCCAACCTTCTAATCTATGTAAAAATGGTGTTAAAAATCTTGAAAATGAAAAGTCGGTGGCAAATGGTCTTCCATCAAATATGTCACGGTGTTGAATATCTTTATCACTTGATGGTTTGGGAAGTGATGAACTTCCAAGTTCCCAGGCACGCCTATACAAACCTATGCGTCTTAATAAATCCTGTTTAATTGGATATATATTCAATGGACCTGAAGCATATTTGTATGCTGAATATTTTAGGACTCTATATGCTAGGTCCTCTCGTGGATCATAACCAACATAAATTGTTGGAATATCACAAACTGAACAATCACATTTCTTTAACATTTTTTTTATTTTCTTGAGCATCTGTCTCCTTCTATAGGTTTTTTAATGTTTCAACAATTGCTTTATTATCTGCTATTACTTTTAATTCTTTGACAACTGTATCAATTGAATCCACATGTGTTGCAACACCAACTGGATTTTGTAAAAATATATCTACATTTGCTTTTGCTTTTGCGATATTACCTTCAGCGTGTTGTTTAATTGCGTCTAATATTTCTTGTTTCATATTTACCATCCTTTCGGTAGGGTAAAGTTTGCCCTACTAAATTCCATTCTATCTACTAATTTTACTGCACCTGCAGCTTTATCTACTGCAACATATCCTTCAGGTGCCGTCACTCTATACCCTTTACTTGTTCGTATAAAATTTCCTATCCCTTGTATCTGATTCATTTTTTGTAATAATGTATTCTTACAAGTTGCTAATGTAATATGACTTGCAATTGCCATATATAAAGCCTTTTTGTTGCTATCAATAAATTTTAAATTAACTTTTCGTGCTTGTTTATATTTCTCCTTACCTCTATCAGTTTTTCTTGCGTCAATTTCTTGTTGTATAAAACTATCATAATAATCTCTAAATTGATTTTGCATAATTGAAACCTTACCTATATTACTATTAGAGTTTTTAATATAAAAATTAAAGAAACTTTTTAATCTAAACCCAACTGATAATTGGTCTCTTGATGATGAACTCATTAAATCTAAAATACTTCTTGCTTGTTTTAAAGAACCTTCTGCCATTCTTATTTGTGCGTCAAAAGTTTTAAGTTCAGTTCCAGTAAAGGTAGCATTACCTGAAGTATCTTTATAACCAGCACTTGCTAAAAATACATTTGAGTTTGATGAACTTTTAACTGTACCAAAACTAGCACTTAAAGATTTCATATCTTTACCTGAATATTGGGTATGAAATACTATACCAATTTTTGCTCTAGCAATTCTCTTACCTATGCCACTATCTACTGGTACTGCATATGTAATTGTATTAGGTGTAAAAGATATCATACTTTCACCGTTTATACTAATATTTTTTTTATCGTCTGTAAACAATAAATCCCCTTGTAAAACTCCTTTAATGTTTAAACCTTTAAGATATTTTAAACATTCTCCTAGTTTGGTAGCAACAGCACCACTATGGTTAATACCAATATCTCTTAATGTGTAATTGATTTTAGGTGTTTTATTGAAGACTGATTTTGTACCGACAAAGAACTTGTCGTTTTCTGGATTTCTACCACATATTATAGCAGGCGCACCGTCCCATTTCACCGTCACATTAGTTTTACTAGAACTATGACCTGCTAGCATATCTCTAACTGACTTTAGAAAGTTGATTGCGTTATCTCCACCTTTGGAACCTCTATTGATTATGTCATCTTCTAGGTGTTCTAGGTGAGTATTTTTATCTGTTGTAAAAAAACCTTTAAAACTAAACATTTTTGTTCATTATTCTCCATTAATATAATATAACTATCACTTATCCATTAACAACTCATATTACTATTTATAAATCTACTCTACTTGGTAGGGAGGGAAATGTCAAGTATTAACAGTTCCAAAGATATCTTGGTATACCACCGTTGACTTGCCAGACCTTATGTTTATTCTGAAAGTCTGCAAGCTTTTTAGCGTCTTCTTCAAAGAAGTGTTTAGCAACCACATTGTTTGTAGGCTGTTCTAATACATGCCAAAGAATTTTCTTACCTTCTTTTACCATCTGTACAGAATAAGTAAGTTTCTTTTTCATTGTATAAGGTCTTCTGTCGCCTTTATGAAATCTAACTTTTTGTGTTTTGGGCATTTAATTTTGTGGCCATAATAGTTTTTATCATACTAACGGTACAAATACCACTCCTATTAATTCTTCTACTTTATAAGGCATATCATCTTTCATTTTGGTACACAATTTTAATACACCATTATGTGGTATAATCATTTGACCACCATCTTTAAGTTGTTTAATCAACTCTAATGGAATGTGTGTAGCCATTGCTGTCACTATAATTTTATCAAAAGGACCTTTTTCATCCCAACCTTTATAACCATCACCAACTTTTAATTGTATATGTTCATAACCTAATTTTTCTAATATTTTTTGTGTTCTTTGTGATAGTTTAAAAATTCTTTCTACTGAATATACTTCATTTGTTAATTCTGCTAATATAGCAGCTTGATAACCTGAACCTGTACCTATTTCTAATACTTTATCTAAAGGGTTTATATTAAGTTTATCTGTCATATAGGCCACTATGAAAGGTTGTGAAATAGTTTGACCAAAACCTATTGGTAAAGGTGTGTCCAAATAAGCTGAATCTTTATCTTTTATAAACTTATGCCGTTTTACCTGTGACATAGCCCATAAAGTCCTATCACTAATATCCTTATCATATTCCTTAATTCTTTTTATCATTTGTTTCATACTTTAAAATCACTAAACTTATCGTAAGAAGATTCTTCTTTTTTTACTGGTTGTTGATTTGAATCCACTATTTGTTGTGCTTGTTGTTGAACATCATATAATTTCATCTTTGCTCTATCAACACCCACTATAAATGACCTATTAATACTAGGGTCATTGTATCTATTCTTTAATTGTTTAATTTTCATCTGACCTAATGCTTCTAATTCTTCGTTTGATATCAAAGCAAACATGAAGTCGGCAGTTGCCGGAAGACCAAAAGATTCGGAAGTATCTTCAAGTCCAATATCTGTACTAACAAAACCTGTTCTTGTAGTTTGTGTAGCAGAAAATATTGGTACATTGAACTCTACCGCTAAACCTCTTAACTCTTCGGCAATTGCCTTGATGTAGAAGTATGATGAAATGTTGCCACCTTTAAATCTAGTTGAAGCACATATGTTCAAATAGTCTATAAAGATAACATCTGGTTTAAAACTTTTCTTTAATGCTAACTCATTTAACAATGCTTTAAAATGTCCGCTATGAGCAGCCGCTGTTGGATATTCTTTAATAATTAATTGACCTTTAGTTTTGTTTCTTAACTTATCCATCTTGTCATTATACAAATCTCCAGGCATAATATGGAGGTCTGACATGGTTACATCTAATAAGTTTGCGTCAATTCTTTCAGCAATTCTTTCTTCTGCCATTTCTAAAGTAATGTATAATACATTTAACCCTTGCAACAAATAACTTGAAGCAACATGGCACATAAACATAGATTTACCAACACCTGTACCTGCTAATGCAATATTTAATGTCTTACTTGGTACTCCGCCTTTGGTAATTCTATTCATATAATCTAAATCAAATTGATATCTTTTTTCTTTTGTATGATAGGATTTAAATCTTGCCTCAGCGTCTTCCATATAATCATGTCCAACTGACTTATCAAATGATACGGCAAGCGCTTCAGATAATATATGTGGTATAGATTCTGGTGTTCTCTTCTTATCTTTCTTATCTAATATTTTAATACCACTTAATACTGCATTATGTACTGCCCTATCTTTACAAAACTTTTCAGTTGTATCAACCAACCATTGTAAATCAACTGACGGTACAGATTCACCTTCAATTATCTCATTTAAATAATCTTTTATTTTAATACTTTCTTCCTCATTAATATCTTTTCTATTTGATAATTCAATATTAATGGACTCTTTTGTAGGACAATTATTATATTTGTTAATAAAACTAAAAATTTCATTAAACACCAACTGCTCTACTCTATTATTAAAATATTCCTCTTTAATAAAAGGTAAAACCTTTCTCATATATTCTTCATTATAAAAAAGATTTCTAATTATTGTTTGTTCTATTCTATTCATTTTTTAAATTTCTCATCTAATAATTCTATTAATAAGTCACCAATATAATTTATAAATTCTTTATTGTTATCTAAATCCAACTCACCAGGATTTTGTCTAACAGTATAATCAAACTTCATAGGTAAAGTTCCATCTGGATTTTCATCTTTTGCAAATCCAACCTTACCATAATGAAAGATTACATCTTTAAATTTACCTTCTAGGATTTTGATACAAGAAAAATCTTCGCCTTCTTTATGGGCAAAGGCGTATCTTTTACTCTTCGCCGTATGAGTATTCTTTTTTGGCATATTCATCTATCTTATCTAATATTTCCTTTGTATAATACTTGTCAGGATTTTCATTGATTTGTTTACCAAATACTTTTGTTCCATCTGGCATTTCAAATCTTGTAGATACTTTCTTAAAGATACCAGCTTTTTCTGCCATATCTAAAAGTCCATAATATCTATCTAAACCCTTTTTATAAGTTAACTTAACATCAATTTGTTTATTTTCTTTTGTTAATCTTGACTTGTATGTTTTACAATGTATAATATTACCAATTACCTCGGTGCCATCTTTTTCTTTTCGTTTACCAAGATAGATGATTGATGAAGCGGCATATTTTAAACCTGAACCTCCGCCCATTTCTTTTTTTGGGAACATTGAACCAATTACATCATAGGTGTGATTGGTCATTATCATAGGCACTTTTGCTTGGCCTAATTTAAGTGTTAAAACTCTGAATGTGGATTTGACAATTTGTGACCTTGTCATATCTCTTGTTTCTTTACCAGCAGCTGTGTCTTCCATTTCTTTTGTAGTAGATAACATACCTAAACTATCTAATACAAACATCATTGGTTTTCTATTGCCCTCTGGTTGTTCTATGTATTTGTCTAAAATTTTTATTGATTGTGCTCTGAATTCTTGTACTGTAGATACTGGCATTATAATAATTCTTTTACTATCAACATCACGACTCTCTATCATTGTTTTTGAAACAGCATTTTCTGATTCAAAGAATATTACACCTGCGTCTTTGTCTGCGTCTAAAAAACTTTTAACTACACCTAATGCAAAATAAGTTTTACCTGTAGCCGCCTCACCTGCTATTGCTGTGATACGGTTACCTGCTAAACCACCATAAATTGAAGCTGAAAGAAGAGCATTGAAAGAATACGAACCTGTATCTATAAATGCGTTTACATCACCACCTGATATGCCTTCACTTGCTAGTGTAGCATATTCATTACCTGTTTCTTTAATTATATCTTTTAAAAAATCACCCATATATTATCATCCTTTATACACCATTATTTAGCTATTGTCAATGTTCCTTACTGTAAAAATCCGAACCAACCAGTTATGATATATTTTTCATGTTCTTTTGATATTTGACCTCTATGTGTATGAGTAAAGTCAGGCGGAAAAATTACAGTTAAACCTTTCTTTGGTTCAGTTATCATTTTTTGATATTTAAAATGTGTACCACCGTTAGGAACATCATTTAAATAAGTCACAAAAACAAGACAACGGTTTTCGTGCCTAGATATTCTTTCACAATGAGAAGCAAAATAACCTCCACCTGGTGGATAATATTGTATATTTCCACCTTCAACTAGTCCATATGGTTGAAAAAAATCTTGAACCTCTGGATATTTTAATGAGTATAGTTTGCTACACTTATTCAATGCGTCTGTATATACTTTTAATTCTTTTATATCAGGATTAACAAGTTCAACTCCAATATCCATAGAATTTTTTTGTTCTTTATTAACATTATAAGGTCCACCTATTACTCCTGGTTTTTGTAATTTTTTATTATCTTTAAATAATTGGATTAAACTATCACAAATTTTTGGATCAATATACCAACCACCGATAAAACTATCAAGTGGAAAATTATGTTCTTTCATATTAATCTTCATTTTTATTTGATGAACTTTATCTTCATCATAGTCCTTACTATCAATCTTAATCGTCATACTTTATTCTCCTTCATATTTATATTATATATATATTACCAACCTTCATCATAGGGGTGT